AGCAACACCTAAAGCAGTGGCTGTACCAATATTGGTAATCCTTGTTCTACGTGGCACATATGGTGAAAGGAAGTTCAGCTTACGTGATACGACGTTAGTCGCAGCAGCAGCAAAACCAGAAGCATCCAAATAACCCAAAGTAAATGTGTTAGTTGAAACTGCAGTGATGGTAAATGACATCCCCGCAATTTGAAGCATTCCGGTTGTGTTTGTAAGAAGAACTGTATCTCCAATACTGTAACCATGGGAATTGACGGTTACTACAGCTGGGTCAGCGGCAGTAATGGCAGTTCCGGTTTTAGATGCTTGTAACTGATTAGCTGTTGGATCTATCAAAGTAAATCCACCAGTTGTCACCATGTTGGTAGTGATATCAGCAGCTGATCCACTTACACGGTTTTTTACAAAAGCAGCACCAGCTAGCATGTCTTTAAACCAATAGGCTTGAAGCATGTCTGTATTGGAAGAGGTCAATCCGAACTGAGTTTCATCCCAGATCTCGAATTTTAAAATATCACCAAAGCCTGGAACAGGAATGTTAATCGTAGTAGCAGTAGCTGCTTGCGTTACGACTCCTGTCACGGCAGATGCGTATGAATATGACATAGTTATCTCCTTATGATGACAGGGTGCAACGAAGATTGAACACCCAGGTATCGTTTGTTATTCTTGGAACTTCGGCAAATTTATAGCCAACAGAAGCGTTGAGAGCTAATGGTGAATCATAAATTGGCGGACGATAAATGAATTGGGCCGAATAGCCATCCTGTTCTATTGAACAGTAAGCTTCGCGTCCAACACAAAATATATTGTAGACATTAGCACCTAATAGTGACGCGTTAGCAGAAATACTGCCGATAGGTGAGAGCAAGAAGCGAATGTTCGCAACTGTTCCCCACTCTGAATCGAGAGTAGACTGCTGGTTAGGGTAGTTCCATTTTTGGATGAATCCAGCTACGTTATCAAGCTGACCGATTAAATCAGTATGACCGAGGCCAAAATAAGCATCACGTACCGGAGCAGTTCCAAATTTGTCTTCTCCGCCAACTCCTGTAAGGAAGGAATAGGCCGAATTACCACGTAAAGTA